GACGAAAAAGAATGGGTGTATTTGCTTCCCATTATACCGCTATTCCAAGAGGATCTGAAATTCCCTGTCTACGCTGAGCGGCCACCTCATTTGATATAAGGGCCACCAGGCTTCTGCCAGATGCTACAAGCTGACCGCTGATTTCCGTGCGCTGTGATATGCCCGTCACGCTGCTTGCATCCTGCCCGGTGAACCCTATGCTGCCAGGTAGGTCCCTTATGTTGGTTATGCCGCCAAGCCTGTTTGGCGCACTCCCTATATTGGTCCCAGATACACCTGAGCTGCCGGGCTTGGCTGCCGCAATGGTGGCTATCTGCGCGGCGCCAGTAGCGGCAATCGTAGCTGCAACGCCAAGAGAAAGCGGAAATGGAACGTCGCGAAACGCCCTTGTTATACCTACAGCCGTATTAACAACTGCCTCGGCAATGCCAAAGGCTTTCCCGACCGTAAATAGCCTGCCATTCGTTTCTGCCCCCATCTCTGCCAGGCGTGAGAAGGCATCCCCAGCCTGTCCAAGAGAATTACCAATCAGGCCGCCGACCTTTATGATAGTGTCGGCGTTGTTGTTTAACATGCCGAGTATAGTTTCGCCGAAGCTGCCCTGTATCCTGGCGAGCGCATCTGCGGTGCCCTGAGCCTTTAGCTCTGCCATGTCGCCGATGGTCTGCAGCTCTGTGTTGAGGTTCTCCCTCGTGGACCGGCCGAAGGCCTCTGCCTTCTTCTTCCTTTCCTTTTCTTTCTCCTCGTCTCCCTTCAGGTCATTTGAAATACTACCACTGCCCCTGAATCGGGCGAGGTCCGGGCGCTCAGGCGATTCCGACAAAACGCGCAGAAGCTCTTGCCGTATCTTGATCTGCTTATTTACCCTGCCGATCTCCCTGGCAACTTCACCCTCGTTCAATTTAATAGCATTGAGCAAGTCGGCCGATTCCTTCATGGCGTCATTAAGCATGCCAAAGGCCTCTGTGCCCACAACGCCTATAGCCTCCTCCAGAACATCCCCTATGTCTACCACCGGGAGGTCCTCGAGCGCATTTGCCATCTTGCCCAGCGAATCTACATCCCTCTCTCGCTGAGTGAATACAGACTCCATCGCCTTGGCAAGCTCTCTGTTTTGCTTTTCAAGCTTCGCCTGCGCCAGCTCTTCGTCTGACAGTAGGTCTATAGCCGCCTTGGCCTGCTCATTATGCTGCTTCCTCGCCTCAGAATCCTCTCTAAATGCCTCTGTAGATTTCTTTAGCTCTTTGTTCCTTTCCTTGAGTAGCCTTAGATCCTTGTCCCTTAGGTCTGCCGAAATATCCGCCCCCAAAATCCGGGGATTAGACAATCTGACTATAGCAGCCGTGTTAGCCTTAATTTCCTTGTCGGCACGCTCCAGGGCATCGTCTATGCTTTTCTCAAGAAGCGGTACGCTCGTTGGGGCATTGCGAAGGACATCAAACAAGTCCTCGATGGATAGCCGCAGGCTATCTATGCCCTTCTTTCCCTTGCCCTGGCCGAGATTTGCAAAAAGCTCCATGGCAGCAGTAACCGCCTGAAGTGCAAAGAGCACTCCAAGGGGGCCGGTCAGCGCCCCCTTCAAGGCCTGAAAGGCAGTTTGGGCTACGCCAGTGGCCGCCTTCTGTGCGTCAAGTTGCGTCTTCAGGAAAAACAGGCCAGTGCCAACTTGCTGCACGTTGTTCGTAATAGCCCGGATGCCCTGGGCAAACCCTACGCCGAACTGGCCAGCATCAGACAACCCCTGTCCAAGCGACGTGAGGGCGAAGACGGCGGCACCGGTAACATTGGCGTTTTCCCTCTGCGCATCAGTGTTCTGCTTGGTAGCCGATGTCTCATTGTGCGTAGCGCTTGTGGCAAGCTGCCTCATCCGTATCTCGGCGGACTTGGCACGAATCATCGTCTCCGTCTCGCGAACAGCCAGTGCCTTGAGCCTTATATCGCGCTCCAGCGACGCAAGCTCCTGGTTCTCTATAGCATTCTTGGCCCGCAGTAGGTCTACTTGGGCCCTGATCGTGGCGGCCTCTGCCTTGCGAAACTCCGTAAGCGACTTCAGGCCCACCACCTGGGCCCTCGTGACCTCAAGCTGGCCCTTCAGCTCCGCAGTCGCCGCCTTGGCAATCTTGGCCATGGCCTTCTCGGCAGAGATAGACCCTCGGGTGCCCTTCTCGAACACCCGCATATTCTTGCCCAGCGTCAGCGTTCCATTAGACAGCTTCGATAGAGTATTTCTTAGCTTTCTAAAGGATGCGTCGGCACCAGCTACGTCGGCGAGCAGCTTAAACTTTATGTTCTGAGTAGGCATTATTACTTTATGGTATAACCCATGCCCTCGATAGACCGGCACTTATTTTGCCAGGCTATAGCAATCTCCTCCATCGTACAGCCTTCTGCTATCTGCTTCGCCCTAATCGGATCGTTATTGCATATATCAAGTATGATAGCGTCTATCTGGTCTGTCTCCCTATTATATTTAAGGACCCATCCAGATATGGAAACATTTTTGTCTCTCTTAGCCGTTACGGATTTGATCCTTCCGGAAGCAGCGCTTGTGTCCTTGCTACTATGGTAAAAAAATCCTTCGTCACCGCTACCTCTACGAGCGGAATACTCTCATCCTCAGAATACGGCTCATCTATGCCGTCCAAAACAAGCAGGGCCACCTCCCTGAGCGCCGATTCCTCGCTCAGCTCGCCCACCTTGCGCTGTAATCCAAGGGTCGGGGGGCGCATCTTCCCCCAGACCCCTACAGCTACCTCATACTCATCGCCCACACGGGGCGAGTAGGATCCCTCAAGAACAGCGTTAGCGTCTATCTTAGCCATATTAGAATGTAGTTACTTCTGGTTCCGAGTAGCCAAAACCAACAGCCTCTACGGCGATACCGTGAAGCCTGTTTTGGATCAATGTAGGGGATACATCGGTAAACTTTTGCGTAATGGGTATAGCTGCGCCAGAAGTGAACTCGATGATATTTCCCCAGTCATCATCTACTGCGCGGAGAACGACAGATACGGCACGAGGGCGAGACCCGTCATCAGCAGCATAAGACTTGTATACACTGCCCGTCATCACCTGAAAACTGCCGTCAGGGAGACGGAAGGCCAAGCGCTGCACCGCGCCATCCGTAATGCTCGAGTATACGTCGCCGGGGAGCACCAAGTCGACCTCCAGGCCCACATTGCTATAGTAGGGCCTGCCCTTGCCGTCTGACACGTCAGAGGGATACGACGGGGACAGAGTAGGCACATCAAGCGACACTCCAAGCGAGGTCCAGCTCGTAGCAAGGCTCGCATTTGACGTACCAGAACTCGCAATAAATACGTCGCATACGTCAGTGACGTTGTCCAATAGCGGGGTAAAACGCAGCTTGCTATTTTCCAATACCTGAGTAGCGTTGTCCGTATACGTCATAGTAATGTCGGTTTCAGTACGCGCCTTCATGATTGCATTCAGCGGATTAATCGCCGATACATCATACACGTTAACCTGAAGCGACTTCTTTATGCTGCCACGATCGACGGCATGAAGCAGGCCGCTATCATAAGAGTCTTTATCGGGCGTAATCCCAAATGACTCCAGTAGGTCCGCCGTCACGGCCTGTGCCCCGAACGTAATAGATTTTATGCTGCCAGGTCCTTCAGTCCATGCCATCGTTATTCCTCAATAGTTTTTGATCCCGAAGCCTTTGACTTTGGTTTGAAGTATTCGTCGTACACGCGCTTGGAAATGCGCTTGCCGATCATGTCAACCGATCCCTCATATCCCTTATCCACCACCAGCGTGCTACCAGACGGTATCCGCACGCCCTCTATGATGGAGAAATTCTCTGTAGTTACTTTCATGTCACCCTTGGTTTTATTTGCCATTGCACTGCCCAAGCAATGAGGTTCGGGTCATCAAGGATACGCGGAATAGAACTCACCAGAGTGGCGCTTGCAATACAATCCCTCGCGTCCTGAGACAGTCTTTCACAGTCGAACAGTTCCCATGTCAGCGCGTCCTTGACGTCGTATAGGCGCCCCACTCCGTCGCTATAGGACTCCCGATTAATGCGTGATAGGATGTAGAAGTCTATATTGAAGTTCGTATATAGTGGCAGCCCGGACCCCGTGATGCGCTCTCCTGCCTCCGCTACGGGCGATATGATTACTGCCGTACTGATTCGTGTCCCTGCGCCCTGGCCGAAATGGAAGTTGACGGCCTGCGTCAGCGTGCCCACGAACTGCACCACCTGGTCTACGCGGTCTCCTACAACTATCTCGGTCTGCCCCCGCAAAGCGTTCATTAGTTCATATGTAGCACGGAAATCAGCCAAGGCGTATGCTCAGGGTTTGTGCTTCGGTTGTCGGGTTCGGCTGGTAAAGATTACGAGCGAAGACCTGGGTGAGTTCATCTGCTTCTTGTTCTGTCAGGCCCATGACAGGGCGCGATGGTACGCGGCCTCGCCCTTGCTGGTGTATGAGCATGAGTGATTCATTCGTCATTCCACTCGTAGAGTGCTGTCCCGTAGGACCAACGCTGATCTCTATGTCCTTTGCGGCTATGAACTGGCCTCTGTTTGTCGGCTGCCCTCGGAACGGGCTTCCTACCCCGCGCGGATCGAACTGTACACCCTCTCCATCGAGGACCTTAATGCTGTCAAGCAGGCTGCCCGTAACCGTCAAGTCAACCGGCATTCCCACCTTCCCTGCACGCTTTGCGTACTTCTCACTGTATGACACAAATGCGCCGCCCTGTGCAGATATATTTAGGTTTCGAGTGCGGTTGCGAATAGTTTCCGCTATCAGCTCTCCGATATGAAATATGGATTGCGGGATACTATCAAGAACCCTTCTCAGCTCCTCGCCAGCCCTATCACCTATAGCCATTATCCGATCCACCCCCTGACTCCTTCGAAAGGAGATATATTGCTGTCAGTAGTTGTCTCTAACTGATCGAAGAAATCACTATCGTTTACGATATAGCCCATAAAAGCATCAAAGGCTTCATTGAACCTGTAGCCGTTCATGGCGGCCTTCTCAATATGGTAGGACCCTGTGCCCAGGGCCTCGGTCTCATAGAAATCCTGCGCGAACTTGAAGCCCAGCATAGACTGGATTAACTTGTTCACGTGTGCCTTATTAATATCAATCGCGGCATCCATGAACTCTTCTGGCCCATCGGCCCGCTCAGAAAAAAGAGGGTTGCGCTGTATGACTCGCATTTCGACGTACCTCTTTACGTTGTTAACACGGTCCGCCGTCTTTACGGTCGTGTCAAACGTACCAAAATCCCCATCGCGCATGTCAATGGGAATGATGCCCTTCAGTGTGGCGTCTTCAATAGCGAGGTCGGCCCAAGAGCCCATAATTCATAAGCATCAAGGGGGAGAGGCCCGAAGGCCCCTCCCTCCCGTCAGCGGTTAGGTTATGACTGGTCTACGTCGAGGCAGATACCAGCGGCATCCTTAAAGGAGGCTACAACAAGATCCCAGTTGCTCCCCGTGGCGATAGCCGCAGCGGTCGGGTTTTGCCCGCCGGTGGTAATATCCCACTTGAAGCCCTTGAGCTCAAGGTTGAACGCATACTCGCCCTGTAGGGCAAGCATCAAGTTCTCCTTCATCATGATCTCACTGGTCGTGATGTACGGGGCCTCAGAGATAGTCAGAATTGCAGCATTCTCGACCAGCCCAAGGATATGGTACTCACCGATCGTACCGGCAGTACTAAACGCCGGGGCGTCAGATACAAAGGCCGGAATACCGAGCGTACCAGCATTGCCCTCGTACACGGCGAAGTCACCGACGTTGCCAGAGGCAACTGACATCTGTGCCTCAACCAGCGCGTGGAATGACGCACCGTTCATGCCCCAGCCCTTCAGGCGACCAAATTGATCACCAAGCAGCGCACGAGTACGCGTCAGGGCAACATGGTCGAGGGTCTTGTTGGCCCCGAGTACAGCGTAGTCATACACGGCGCCAGGGACGTTGCGTATAGCTGCGACAAGAGAAGAGATGGCGTCGTTCACCATGCCCCTCAGCGACTCTTCTGCCATGTTAGGCGCGAGAAGCATTGTCAGGTCTTCAGGCGTACCGCCAATCTTCAGGAAGGCGTCACGTGTCTGTTCAAACACGCCATACTTACGGTTCAACTTAGGACCGATCACCTCATTCTGCGTCAGCTTGATAGGCGTCAGCGTAGTAGTGGTGTCTGTGGTGTCGCGCCGAGATACGCCACCGGAAGGACGGTCGAAGAACCGGGTCTTGTCGTAATCGCCCTCACGGGGATCGGTTATGAGCCGGATTACGCCGTTGCCGGGTCCGTTTAGTACATCGACGTTCTGAATGAGCGTTTCGATATACATCGTCTGAAATAGTTCAGGCCGGACTACGAAATCAGATGCTGTTCCAATAGGCATTGTATTCTATTATTTTGGTAGTTCGCAAAATGGAACTCCGCCATCATGAGACCGGGCGTACCCGTGCTTCTCGATGTAGTCGGCCTTAGCCTTGGCATCCTTATTTAGGGACGACTGCGTAAGACCGGACCCGGAACCGCCACCTACCTCCTGTCCTGGGCGACCAGTACGGGAGGCATTGCGAGCCTCAGGCTTCAGGAACCGCTTGTACGATTCCATAGAGGCCAGCTCTTTGGCGTACTCCGCAGGCGAAGTGTTTGAGCCTTCAATTGCCAGATTACCATCATCCAGTATGAACTTGTCGCCGAAGTAAATCTCCGCGGGGGAGGGCTTGCCGGGTTCAGGTCGCGTGTAAAACGAATCATCGAAACCCGCACTTTCCAGCACGGGCCCCATTTCCCGGTACTTGACTTGCGCTTCCAGGGTCTTTGCCCTCTCTTCGACGCTGGAGTATTTCTCCTGTAGCGGCTTAAGGTGAGCACTTTCCCATCGCTTACGCAATTCGTCCTCGTTCACGTCCGCCCCACTATGGGACTCCAAGACGCGGGCTATGATCGACTCGTCTTCATGCGCCTTGTCCTTGTGGACATGGTTAGCAAACCGGCGGTTGATCTCTGCCTGAACCGATTCGCCAAATTTGGCCTTCGATTCATACTTGGACTCAAGTTCAGACTTTGAAAGAACGATATGGTCGTCTTCGAGCGGCTTGTATTCATCGCCGTCTTTGACGTAGTATTCTGGCATCTCGATATTTGTCTATGCGCTTCGGAGCGCGTTCACGGAAAGCATCGCCGTACTAATTGCCCTTCCGGTAGGGCAGGCCCGTACGGGTAGACCTGATGTTATACGCGAAGATAACGCGAGTTCTTTGTGCGTGCCAACGAATTGAAAAAATAAAGTTAGTTCTTGATAACAAGGTTTCCCTTGCCGTCATCCCCGATTGTTGCGTACTCTGAGCCATACTCATACTTATTCCACCCGGCGCCCAAAAACTCAACCAGCGGAGCCGTATACACCCTTGTGCACTTTTGCCCCGTCTCTGGGCAGTGCGTCAGGGCCTCGTACTCTTTCATGCTCTGCTCGGCTTCAAAGTAGGTCCCGTCTTCTCGCTTGTATCCATATGTAGCCATTATACCCTCCTAAACTCTTTATGACACCGACAATTGCTTTTACATATCCGCTCTCCGATGTTTATCAGGGTGCCGATCTCGACCCATCCTTTTGCCGCCTCAGATAAACACTCGCTACAGTGATCCGCCGCCGCAAGCACGCTCTTCTCTTCGTTCATGCCGCGAAGTGCCATTTCCTGCGTCAATGCAGACGTGTATGATACACGGCCAGCCTGTGCGTATAGGACCGCACGACGTACGAAGCGGCCGTCGAGAGGAAGGCCATTCGATATTTGACGGGCAAATTGATTCAACTTCGCATATTGAAAGCGCAGTTCATTGCCCACGCGCCCAAAGTCTGACTGCGACATCTGCTTCCAACCACCACGGGCCAGAGATCCGCTTGCCAAATGAATATCCTTGATCGCGTCTCGCATGGCTAACTGCCACTGCGACACAGTAATCGTCCCTTCGCGTAGTTGCTGGGCCAGCCCGAGTACCTTCCTCTCGTGACTATCCAGCGTCTCATCCAGATAGAACCTGACGGTAGCGAATGATACAAAGCGGCCATTTTGCCCGATGTATCTACCGGCGATCTCATTCCACCTATAGCGCGACTCATTCATCTATGGCCTCAGCATCCAGAATATCCTTGGCCTCTTCCGGGGCATTGGTACGCCACATCACAGCCGCGCTCTGTATGTCTTCATCCGTGATTTCTGACATACGCTCAATATCTTCTTCTGACCATACTATGGACATCGGCGTTCCGGTGTGCCCTCCAATATCATGTCGAGCTTGCAGTTAGCTC